ATGAGTGCTGCGATGTTTGCCAAGATGAAAGAACTCGAAGCACGCGTGAAGGCGCTCGAGGAACGAAACAAAGCACAGGACAACCCAGTCCTGGCGCCCGTCAAGACGCTGAAGCTCCCTGAGAAAAAGACTGCCTGATGGCTCAAGCCAGCTCGTCCGCACCCGGCTATGACAACGCCGGGACCCCGACCGTGGGCGCAAAGCCGATGGACGAGGTACAGCTTATTGCGGCCATTGATGATGCGGACAATCGCGCCTATGGGTCGAATCTCTCGAACCTGACTGCCGCTCTATCGGCTGAGCGTGCGCTCAACATCGATCTGTACTTAGGCAAGAACGTTGATCCTGCGCCCGAAGGGCAGTCGAACGTCATAGACCGATCAGTCTTCGAAACTATCCAATGGATTCTCCCCTCGCTCTGCCGGATCTTTGCCAACGGTGACGATGTCGTCTCACTGACACCGATGAACGAGGCGGACGTGGAACCCGCCAAGCAGGAGACCGCCTATCTCAACTGGATGGTCACGACCAAGCACCCGTGGTTTGATCTGTTCCTGGAGTGGGCGACTGATGCGCTACTGACCAAGAACGCTTACTTCCTCGTCTACCGAGACCGCAAACGCTCAGTCGATATCGAGAAGTACGAAGGGCAGACCAAGGAGGGCATTGCCTACCTGCTACAGGACCCCACCTGTCAGCTTATCGACTCGAGGTCCTATCCTGCGCCGGATCTCCCACCCGATCCTGTCATGGATCCGGTCACAGGACAGCAATTGGTCAACGAAACCGGCCAACCGATGACCATGCCGGCCATGCTCTACGACGTCGTCATACGCCGTAGCAGCGAGGGCAAAGACCTCACCATCCGTGTTCTCCCCCCGGAGCGCGTAAAAGTCGACAAGAGAGCGTTCTCGTGGCGTATAGACGATCGCTGCAACTACTTCGAGTACTGGGAAGAGACGACCTTAACGGAGCTTCGTGAGCAGGGTTTCGATATTCCGACCGATGTCGCGGATGACCCTGAGATCTACACCGAAGAGGATTACGCTCGAGACCAATACGGTGAGCGCCGTCTAGAGCGCTATAAGCCGACGGATCCCTCGATGCGCCGGGTCAAGGCGCGAATGATCTGGATCCGTGTCGATTACGACGGGGACGGTAAGGCCGAATTACTGCAGATCATGCGGGTCGGCCGACGGATCCTATATCAGGAAGAAGTCAGCCGGATCCCCGTCGCCTCCGGTGTCGCCTGTCCTTTGCCGCATCGCCATCTTGGTGTGGCCGTTGCGGACATGGTCTCGGATATCCAACGGATCAAGACGGCCATTTTGCGCGGCGGTTTGGATAACCTCTATATCGCGAATAATCCGCAAAAGGTGCTGAACGAGACGCAGGTAAACATCGACGATGCGCTGATCAGTCGCCCCGGTGGGATTATCCGGGCAACCGATATCAACCAGATCCGCTACGAGCAGATGCCGTTCGTATTCCCGCAGGCCGTCGAGGGCCTGGAATACATGTCCCAGGTCGCCCAGAACCGCACAGGCGTCAATAACGGATTCTCCGGCGTCGATTCAGCCCAGCTCAACAACATCCAGCCCGGTACGGTCAATCAGCTCTCGAGTATGGCAGCCGAGAGAGTGGTGCAGATCGCACGTGTTCTCGCGTTTGCCATTGAGGACTTGTTCTCCATCATCCACGAGCAGGTGCTCAAGATGGGGCACAAGCGCGAAATGATGCAGATCGCCGGGAAGTGGGTCGAGGTCGATCCAGGCTCCTGGAAGAAGCGCACGAGCTTCAAGATCGCCGTCGCCTTCGCCGCAGGTAACAAAGACGCGCAGATCGGCCGCCTGATGGCGATCCTGCAAAAGCAGGTGGAAGCGTTCCAGCTAGGGCTTCCGGTCGTGACACCGGAGAACTACTACTCGACGCTCATGGAGCTCACCAAGGCGGTGGACTTCACCAGTCCCGAACGATTCTGGACTGACCCGATCAAGATGCCGCCCAGGCCACCGCCACCTCCGCCGCCAGAGATTATCAAGGCGCAGATCGATTCCCAGAGCCGAGAGAAGATCAAAGCAGCTGAGCTTATCCAGCAGGAGACCGAGAGTCAGCGTAAGGCGAATCTCGAGAAGTACGCGATTGATTCGAATGTGGGCTTAGGGATCATCAACGCCACCCAGCAGCAGGCTCACGAAGTCGCCATCAAGCACCTCGAGAGCTCGCATAGCGCGATTCTCGATACGTTGGGCGCTGAGGTGAAGAAAGCCACAGAAGGCGTCGGATCCACGAAGGCCGCGCTTGATAAGGCGCATGCCTCGATCGCCGAGCACACCTCTGCGATGGCGGATCTACACAAGACGCTCGGCTCTATTGCACCCGGTATCAACAAGGCTGTGGCGATTGCGACGGGCACCAAGCGAGTGCGCAAGAACAACAAGGGAGAGATCGAGGGCGTGGATGTGCTCGACCACGAGGGCAAGGTCATTCACCAGCAGACTGCGGTTAAAGACCATTCAGGCCGCGTGATAGGTATGCAATGAACGCCATTGAGCGTGCCGATAAGGCGAAAGCCATCCTCAATTCGCCGCTATTCGAAGAATCCTTCGAGATCGTGCGTCAACGTCTGATTACATTGATCGAGAACGCACCCGTTGCGGCCGTCGAGCAAGCGGAAGACGCACGCAAGTGTCTGAAGCTCCTGCGTGCCGTCCGCCAACACCTGGAAACCACTATCAACACTGGAAAGCTGGAAGCGTTCAAACTGGCGGAAGCCGAGAAACGTAAATCCAACCCATTGCGAGGCCTTTTCCGATGAGTCTTGAAGCTGAAACGACCGACCAAGCTCCCCAGCAGTCGGTCGAAGACAAGATCCTGTCCCGTCTCGGCCTGCCATCCCAGGCGGAAGAAGCCGCTGCAGCCGGTGAGACACAGGAAGAGACGCAACAGGCCGTCGACGACGCCTTTGCGGATATCGAGTGGGAAGGACAGACGATCAAGGTGCCGAAGGGCTTGAAAGAAGCCGTCATGCGCACCGATGACTACACGCGCAAGACGCAGGAGCTCGCCGATCAGCGGCGAAGTATCGAGCAGCTCCGCGAGACACTCCAGACTCGGCAGACGGAATCCGCATTCGCGGAATCGATAGCGCCCGAGCAACAGGAAATCAGCGTCATTGACGCGTATCTATCCCAGATAGGGAAACTCGACTGGTCAGCCATGACCGCTGAGCAGATGCTCCGCCAACGTATCGAGTTGGACAGCATCAAGGAGCGCAAACAAGCACTCCAAGACTCGATCGCTTCCAAACGATCGCAATTCACCACGAACATGCAGGCCAAACTGACTGAGCTGAGAGGGAAATCGCGCGAGCTGGCGTCCAAATCGATCCAGGGATTCAGTGAGGAAACCGAAAAGGCAATGCGTGATTACGCAAAGACTGAAGGTCTCACTGACCCCGAGCTCGACAACGTCCTCCTTGACCCGCGGTCCTACAAAATCGTCTACAAGGCCATGCAGTTCGACAAGGTGAAGGCCGGTACCGGCAAGGTCAATCAAGCCGTCGATCGGGTTCTCAAACCCGGCGCCGCGAGCGAGCGTATGCCTCAAGGTACCGCAAACAAACTCAATTTCAACAAGGCCATGAAAGCTGCCGGCAATGATTCCGGCGCTAAAGCTCGAGTAATCGAGAATCGCCTCGTTGGAATATTCTCTAAAGGTCACACGTAAATGACTGTTCTGACGAATACATCACAGACCTTCGGGGTCTCCTCGGGCGGTGGTATCCGCGAGGACCTCGAGGACGTTATCTGGGACTTGTTCCCAGAGGACACCTGGGCGGTATCGAACCTCGATAAGGTCGATGCGACGGCCACCACACACGAATGGCTCGCACAGCAGCTCGCAGCCGCTGGAGCGAACATTGGGGTGGAAGGCGATGACGCCTCCTTCACCTCGCTCACCCCGCCCAGCCGGTTCGGCAACCTCCTGCAGATCATGTCGAAGACGTTCTTGGTCTCCGACACTCTCGAGGCGGTGAAGAAAGCCGGTCGAGGCTCGGAAGTCGCGCGCGGTGCGATGGTGAAGATGCGCGAGTTGAAGCGCGATATGGAATACGCCATCACTCGTAACCAGGTCTGTACCGCGGGCGGCGCCACCACGGGCCGCACCTTCGGCGGCATGGAACTCTGGCTCACAGGCTTCCTGAATAACGCCACGGTCAATACCACGGTCACGGCCTCCACCGCGGTGCGTTCCACGACGACTGCGGACACCTGCACCACGGTTCCGATCTCTTCGGGTACTCCCGGTGCGACAGCGCCCACGGACGGCACCACGACGGCCACACTGACGATCACCAACCTCAACCTGGCGCTTCAGGGCGCATGGTCGAATGGTGGCAACCCGTCGGTGATTCTGGCGACCGCCAACAACAAGACGGCGATCGATGGATTCACCTCCATCGCAACCCGGTTTGTGGATGTGGACGCCGCGACGCAGTCGCCGATCATCGGGGCGGCCAACGTGTATGTGAGCGACTACGGACGCCATACGGTCGTTCTGCACCGCTATATGCGCACGTCGGTGATCCTGTGTCTGGACCCCAACTACTGGGCTATCGCCTTCCTGCGACGTCCCATGGCAAGGGAGCTGGCACGGACCGGCGACGGTACGAAATACCAAATCATAACCGAGGCTACCCTCGTCTGTAGGAACCAGCAGGCCTCGTCCAAGGTGGTTGCGCTCACCTAACCGAGTCGGGCCGGGACTGACACCGGCCCTTCTTTTGGGAGTTCTATGTCCGACTTCTTCGAGATCGATCCTCACACAGGTATCCGCACCGATGCCAGATGGAACGAGAACGATCAGGAATACACCCTCGTTAGGAGTGCAGATGTCGAGCCCGTTCTCGATTTCACCAAATGGGCTCGTAACGAGGCCGGTGTAAACCGCGAAGGGATCAAGGCGGGTTGGTGGCTCTATGCCAAGATTCCGCCGATCGTAGAGCTCCAGATGCGCGCTAAGGGCATCGATGTCGGCAACCCCGACCATCATTCGCGGCTACTGGCCGAGATCAACACGAACTATCCGTATCTCAAGACGACCACGGGCAACGATGGTGGCCGCGCCGGTAAGGTGATCAGCCTTGGATGACCTCTACGTCACCGCGAAAGAGCTGTCCGAGCACGGTAAGACTGAGCTTGCCTGGAAGCTCATGGAGCGATTGCTCACCGAGAATCCGTC